ATCTCTAGTGCATTGGTAAGTTGTTCCATCATTAAAAATAATAGGTCTATTAATACACTTTTCAATATCATTAATACACTTTTCAATTTCTTTTTTAACTGTTTTAATTTGAATTGTTTTCATGTTATTTATCTTATGTTTTATTATCGTTTAATTGTTGCCCCTTGCAACTGATATAATATTACTATGAGATTTATATTACTTCTTAATAAAAAGATTAATTATTTTAACTTTAGTTTATATTATTGGAAATGTATTAAATAAAAGAAAGTTTTGGGGTAGGTGAGACATCCCCACCCACAGCCAATCATTTATAGACCTGGAACATCCAACAATCATCTACTTGTATAGTACAAATAAATATTACTTGTATGGTACAAATAAAGAGGGGTGTGGGGTGGATTTCAGCACAATACCTTTGGGGGCATCCCATCAGCATTTTTCAATCGTTTAATGTCACTAAAAATAGTAATCCAGAGAAGTGAAGTATAGTGATTGACAGGGGTATTTGTCTTTATTGGAACGATATGTATATAATTTATATATAATATATGGGAATTACAAGTCTTTTATTCCTTGTTTTAAGTATGTTCTTGTACAGATGTTGATAATGTTGATAACTGTGTGGACAATCCTAAATAGGTATTTCATAAGTATTAACATTATGTAAGGGTAAGGACTACATAAAAGTATGTTGATAACTTATATAAAAAAGGTGAAAGCTAATTTTTTTTATTTCTCAAACTAATGTTTCTTAATGCTTAAAAACACAGTACATAACAATATGTATATCACATTGAAATGCACTATGCACAGGTGTTATTTGTAACCTCGTTTTTCTTCTTCGAGCCTTAATAACTCGGAAATCCATCTATCTCTTTTATCTTTAGTAGGCTTTCCTCTGCTCATTGGTTTTAATCCCACAGCTTTAGCTCTTTCTCTTAATGCAGCTCTATCCTGTCTGTCGGCTATAAATTGTGGATGCTTTTCTCGTTTAAATTTTTTAAGTGTAGAATTTAATTGTTTCTTTTCTTCTATCGCTCTGGTTAAAGGTTTATCATTTCGTGCATCTCTCGGTGGTAAATCTGCTTTAGATACATGATACTCACCTAATTCTTCATATTCAGCTGTTTCTACTTCTTTAGCAAACAACTCGTAAGGTGATTTAACCTCTATCTGGTACTTCTTAACAAACTTCCCATGTCTTTCAGCTAAATATCTCGCTGCTTGAACATTTCCTTTTTGAGCTTCACTTATCATTGCTACATCAACAAGTAATAAATCTCTTGTTATATTCTTCTCAAAGACATCTTCCATTTTTTCATGAAAGATACGGTCTTGCTTTATCTTTGTAAAGCCTGTCCTTGAAATACTAAGTATCTCGCAAACCTCTCTATCTGTAATTGCAGGATTTAACCCTACAATCTTAGCAGCATTATCTCGTATCTCGTTATAATTTACTTTTGTTAAATGTTTTTTCATATTTGAACAGAGTTATCTATTTTACCGACTGGGTCTAAAATACAATAACACCTAAAATTACATCTGCTCCAGCCTGTTGCAGGTAATCCTAAACCAACCCAATCATTAAATGTATGGATTTCTCCTTGTCTACCGTCACAATCAGCACAATGCTTAACCCCTCTCGCTACGATCCATCTGTATTGGGCATTATCACCATAAACTTCATTATATACCGACATCATCCCAAGCCGAGATGCTTCTCTTATCCCAAATCGGATTAAATCATTAGTAGAAGTTGATAGAATTGAAAATGCACCTAATTTATTAACTATCTGACTTTCTATTCTTAATTCTATTTGAGCCTGAGATAATCCCTCAAAATCCATTCTTTCAATAAATGAATTTATGTTAGCAGTAAAAATTGCAACCTCAAATAATGTTAATGCAAATAAAAACTCTAAAAAATCAATATCATCCTGAGTTACATCATTTTCGCTTATAACAGTTTCTAAATAATCATCTATTTCATTTGGCAAAGTTCTTATCCAATTTTTTATAAAATTCGTTAGCTATTTTATGTATATTTTTATCAAATTGTAACCAATCTCTAATTGGTACACTTTTATTAACAATTCCATATTTTTTTGAAAAACTATTACTCGCAACTTTATAGGCAGTTCCAGAACCTTTACCAGCTGTAGATTTAAAACTATCAAGAGTGACATCTAAATTTTCATCTGCACCAAGATGATAAATTCCATATTTATTAAACTCTATAGACTTATCTCTCTTTCTTGCTTTAATAGAACGGAATAATTCACCTGTATATTTCAATGGTTTCTTAGAACTACTCTCTTTATTCCCTGAATTTGGGGAAAGTCCTTGTTCTCGTGCAATTTTTGTAAATTTCCCAAGTGGCTCAAATTTGCCTTTCATAATCGCCCCCTTAGAGCCTTTCTCTAAAGATATGATACTATCATTCAAATATTCTCTAATCATCTTAGGTATAGCCTTTTTGAGCTTATTTGCATCATAAGTTATATCAAAGCTAATTTTCATTGATTTTGTATATTTTTCTTGGCAAAGTCCACTCCAAGCCGATATGCTTTAAATATTCTTCCGATATTAAGTGCAATATTTGTTTCGATGTATTCTTTTGCAAATTCTTCAGGGTTTCGCAAGATGTTACTGGTTTTTGCTTTAAATTCTTTTTCTTCAAATTCGTTAAGTTCTTTCTGTTCTTTGACGAAGTCTTTGAATAATTGATTGCTCGGTTTGTTCGTTGCCATTTTCTACCTTATTTTCCTTTATCAATGATTTTGCCTGTTCAATTGTTAAATCTTTATTATAAGATTTTAATAATTTTGAACCTGATGTTAAATTATTATCTAACATAAATTGATTAAGCATAATCTCATCTTGTGTAGATTTTGGATATTCAGGCTCTGTAAAATCCAATCCTAAATTATTCGGTAGCGAGATATTATTAGCAGACATAATACCTTTTTCTATAGTATATATTTGGTGTTCATACATTTCCCATAAATCAACATAATCTTCATAATCCTCTCTGCGTTCTAAATCACGAATAACTAAAGCTATTCCACTCGGAACTTCACCACCTGAACGATTAAAATCAATATGTAAATGATTATTAGCACCTGTTGTTTCCATTATTGTCTTAATAATTTCAATTAATCCACGCATATCCCCTTTTGGAGATACAATATCAAATGATGCACCCTCTGGAAGTATTATTGTTTCATCTGTTCCTGCCCTAACAACACCACTATCAGCATAAACACCTGTGACAACAGGCTGTCCAAATGCTTGGAAACGACCACCTAAACATAACTCAGTAAACAATATGTTTACTGCTTCATTCGCCTGAATAATATCAGAAGCACCTGAAACAAAGTGAGAATCTATTTGTGGCTCTCGATGAATAAATGCAACAGGTAAAACTCCATAATTATGCTCTATCTCTTTTACTATTAAACCATCATTGTTGTATTGTACAAGTTTTTCTGAATCTAAATAAACATAAGACGGATTAGACTCAGAACTCACATCATCAGTTGATGAATTTATCTCATAGCTAATTGCATAAGGAGTCAATGGATTTTCTTCAGTAACAAATGGATGATAGTGATAAATAGGATGATAGTCAAATTGCTTTGTCATCTCATTGTAAGAGATTCTAACTGCAACCGTCCCTAATAACTTAGCAAGTCTTTCAATGTGTTTTAATTTGACATTTTTAAATTGAGTAAGTGCAGAATATTGGTCTGAAACATTACGAGTCGCACCTGTTCGATAAATACGAGCCATTTTATTAATAAATCTATGTGTAAAGTTAATAAATAATGGAGGAACTTCCTTAAATGCTTCAGCTTTAAACTTGCTCTGAATATATTTAACGGTATTCTCACCCTCATAGTAATCAAGCATCTTGTCAATATGGTTTCTTCTTGCCCTATGGTTATTAAGTTTTAAATTCTTTATTGATTCTTTTATTATATTCATCTCGCTACAACTTTCATTTGCATATTTTTAATTGGGTAATGTGTTACAAAAAACATTCTTAAAGCATCCATACTATGGTCTGAATAACCATCTTTCAATGGATTTTCCTTTAATGGTTTATTATCTTTGTCTAATTCGTATCGGTATGCTTCTAAGTCCTCAACAAGACCTTTACATCTCTTATCAATATGGATTCTATGTACACCATCAGCATTTTCAAAAAATGACCTTACATGGTCTATCCCTGTGGAAATTGACCTTGATGTTTTATCTCTTGGGTATCTACAATAAATACCAAAATTTCGCATCAATGCAATATCACCCATCCCTGATTGACTTTGGACTTGTCCACCTGCTGGGTCAGCATAGTATCTCGTTACTTGATATGGTTTTTGCGTTATTCTACGAGCTAATATTTCTGTTTTTACATTTCTTTCATGGACTATTTCATCAATTATATTAATATGTTCTAATCCATCTTCGTCAACCCAAGTCTGCATCCATAATACCGACGGCATTCGATAACCAAAATCCATAACACAGTAGGTTTGTTTCTTTGGATTATGATTGTACTCACCTACATGAGTATCTCTCCTAAATGATTCATAAACCACCCCACCCATTGATGTAAAACTCGCCCCATACTCCTGTTGGAACACTTGAGGACTTAAATTTCGCCTAATCTCTTGTAAATCTTTGTCTTGATAACCATCAGGGAAAGCATAGTGGTTTTCCCAAGATGGAGAATTAAACCCATACCAATCCTCATCTTCTCTTTGAGTCAATTCATATATCCAATTAAAGCCATGTGGAGTAGTAATAAATATAGCTCTACTATCTTTTTGGTCAGACAATGTAGGTCTTAAATATTGCTCCCATACAATTTTACGGATATAAGCACATTCATCTAATATAACCAATGAATTGGATTCCCCTAATAATGTTTCAGGTTTAGCTGCAGATTTTCCCTGTATCGAGCTTCCCCAATCAAATTCTAAGTACTGGTCTCGTTCAGAGTATCTTTTTGGCTTCCACCCCATTTCAATAATCAATTTTTTATAAACTTCTCTAAATACCTTATTAGATAGTTCATAAGTAGGAGCAACAACCCAAATCCGTTTATTAGGCTGAGTAATCGTGTAAACAGCTTCCATTGCAGCAGATAAAGATTTCCCGAATCTTCTACCACAGGTAGCAACAGTAAAACGATGCTCTTTTTCAGGATAATGGAGTTTCATTTGACCCTTATGGGGAGTATATCCTATCTGCTCAAATAACTTTTTCTTAAAAACTAACTGTTTATTCATTTAATTGTTGCATATAATAGTATAAATAATATAATATATTATAGTTGTATAATACAACTATTAGTAATACATAACTATATTAGGAGGACAGATGTCCGAAGAACCACAAGTATCAAAGGAAGCAGTAGTGGAAAATGATACAAAGAGTGCAGAGTTAGATAATAATTCTGAATTAATTGCAGAAAGCAAAAAGTATCGTCATCGGAGTCAGGCAGCAGAGGCGAAAGTTGCAGAATTAGAGGCTAAAATCAATAGTTTTGCTGATGAAAAACTGAAAGAAAAAGAAGAGTTTAAAACTCTCTATGAAAAAGTTTCAGTTGAGAATGAGGAAAATAAGATTGGTGCTGATAAATGGAAAAACTATGAAGCAACTAAGCGAGAAGAGCTTTTAAATCAGCTACCTGAAGATGAAAAAGGTGTGTGGGGGAATGCAGACCTTAATTTATTAGATAAATATGTTACAAAAATTAGTGCGAAAGCTAATAATCCAAATCATATAGATAATCGTAGCCGAAATAGTGAAAATGCCGAGAATGGTGGGTACGAATCTAAAACTGAATGGATGAAAAAAAATCCTAATGGTTATAGAGAAGCCAAGAAAAAAGGATTACTTAGTTATTTCGGACAATCATAGAGGATTGAAAAATGGCAAATGAAACATTAAGTTCAAATATAGCAGGACTGGTTGATGATATTCAAGCAGAATCGTTAATGAAATTACAAGACCAAGCAGGAATTTTAGAAGCTGTTCGGTGGATTGATACAGAGGGAGAACCTGGAAAAACTGTTGATTTTCCAATTTATGGCACAGTCGCATCAAGTGATGTAACTGAAGTTGCAGAGGGTACTGACCATTCTACAAATAAACAAGTTACAAATGCTGCTACAACAGCAACAGTTGCAGAACATGTTGCTATGGCAAATATTTCTGATTTATCAGTTATGTCTGCTCGTAACGACATTGTTGATGATATTTCAACATTATTTGCAAGTGCTATGAAAGCAAAATTAGAAGATGATATTGTTGGTTTGTTTGGTTCATTTTCTCAAACAGTTGCAGGGGCTGATACTACAATGACATTAGACCATTGGTACGATGCAATTCGTCAAATTAAAGCAGGTAATGGTGATACAACAGCATTAACAGCAGTTATTTCTCCGAAGCAATATTATGGTGCTAAAGGGTTAAGACCATTACTGTCTACTGTAACAGCTACTGGCACATTATCAGAGGACTTTAAAAAGAAAGGTTTTGTTGATATGTTTGCAGGTATGCCTGTATTAGTTTCTAATGAAATCAATGAAGATGTTGGAAGTGGGGGTGATGCAGCAGGTGCTATATTCCATAAGGGTGCTATTGGGTTACATACCAAAGGACTTATGAATGTAGAAATCGAAAGAAACGCATCAGCGAGAGCTTTTGAATTAGTCGCAGTAGGTCGTTGGAAAGAAGTTGAGCTTGTCGATGAATGGGCAGTTTATATGCTTTCAGATGTATCTTAATCTTAATCAATTGAAAGGTAGAGGGGGATTTATTCCCCCTCATACTTATTATGGATAAATATTTTATTAGACCAAATGGGCATATTGTTAAATATAACCCAAAAAATCATAATTTAGAATCTTTTAAGGCTCGGTTTACTCCATGTGATAAGAATGGAAAAGAGATTAAAAAGAAAGCTAAAAAGAAGTGAAAGATTTATCTGAAAAGATACGAAGTGGTGGAGTCCAAAAATTCAATGGAACACAATTAGGTTTAAATAAATCTGGTAAAGGTGATTTTCCAAGATTTGCTTATCAAAATGATAAGCAGTATAAAGAAAATTATAATAAAATTTTCAGAAAAAACCATTATGACAAAAAACTTCAAAAAAAGTGAATTAGCTTGTCCTTGTTGTGGTTCTTGCAATATGGATTCTACATTTATGGAGAAACTTCAATTGCTTCGTGAGAAATGTAATTTTGGTTTTAAAGTTAATTCTGCTTACCGATGCGAAAAGCATAACTCGGAGGTAAGTAAAAATTCAATGAATCAGCATACTAAAGGTTTAGCAGTAGATATTTCGTTAAAAGATAGATACAAGCGATATACTTTATTTTATTATGCCTTAGATATGGGTTTTTTTAAAGACATGGCAATTTCTAAAACATTCATTCATCTGGGCAAAGGGAATAAGCAAAATGGAATAGGGGTGTATTAATTGAAATCATCAGAAGATACAAAATTTAGGGATACAGTTATTAAATCATTAAGTGCTACTGAAGTGGAGATTAAAGCGATTAAATCAGATACCGAGCGAATAATTAAAAGATTAGATGACCTTAGTGTTAAGGTGCAAGTCAATGAAAGAAATATATCTAAGATTAATGGGATTATGGCATTAGTTTTTACATTTTTTGGTGCTATGATTGGAATAGTTAGTTGGTATAAATGACCTGTCCTCATTGTCAATCTTTATTTATTAAAAAAAAAGGCAAGAGGAATGAAAAACAGAGATTTATTTGCAATGCCTGTAAAAAACAATGGACATCTCCACTTACTGATTTGATTGAGATAAATAAAGATGTTAAATGTGGTGGTGTATTTAAATATAAAACTGATAAAGATGTAATTAGAATCCATTGTGGGACTGATATACATCACGGAGCAAATGAGCATCATTATGATAAATTTGATAAGTTTATTGATACGATTGAAAAAGATGATGATGCATTTTTCTTTTTAAATGGTGACAATATTGAATTAATACCTCCTAATTATAAGATTAGTCAGAGAGGTCAGTATATGGAGAACGATGACCAACATTTTACATTTGCTGAAAGAATTAGAAAAATTAGGAATAAGCTATTATTTATTCGTGGTGGAAATCACGATATGATAAGAAGTGAGAATATACTGGGTTTCGATGTATCTAAAGCACTCGCAAGAGATTTAAGTGTTCCTTATTTTAAGATGCCTGGATATTCTGAGATTCAAGTTAAAGGAAAGAAGTGGTATCTTGTCACAGGCCATGGAAAAGGTGGTGGCAAGAATGGAGATTTAGAGCTTGATAAAATGGCTCAAGTGTATAGCGATGGGGATGTATTCCTATTAGGACATAATCATCAATTATATACTAAGCCAATAGATAGTTTGGTGGTTGAGGGCGATGAAGAGAGATTGAAAAGAAGATGGTATTGTAGAGGTGGTTCTTTCTTGAAATATGCAGAGTATGCTCGGTATTCATTTTTTCCAATGATTAGAACAGGTTGGGTTACAATGGAATTTAGTGAAACAGAAATAAGATGTTGGGTCAATTGAATGGATTTAAATATTATAGATGCTTATGGGCTTCCTGTAGCAGGAGTCATAGTATTAACATTTGCGTTATGGAAAACAGTAGAGTTTATTCAGAAGCAACTCCTAAGTCAGATAGAGGATAGGCATAATGCCGAGATGGAAGCTATTAGACAACTTGAGGAAGAACATAAAATATTTCATTCAATAATTGTTGAATTAATTAATAATTCAAAAAAGAATCAATTGGTATTGAAAGAAATTAAAGGTAATATAAATATGTTGGTCAAAATAAATAAAGGATAGTATGAATATACTTGGATTAATAACAAAAGTAGCAGGTAAGAATAAAACTGTTGAGAATCTAACAGGGTTATTTGTTGGCGAAAATTCCAAGAAACGAAATATTGGCTTTGGAGGATTCGCAGTTGCAGTTGTATTATTCCAACTTGGATATATAGATGCAGAATTATTTGATACACTTATTCTTGTTTGTGCAGGATGGACAGGAGTTGCATTTTCATCAAAACTCAGTAAATTAGGCGATGCGATTAAAGAAGCAAAACCAAAGGAAAGTCAAAAGAAGTGAAAAATCTTCAATTAGAAAATCCTATTGATGAACATTTGAAACCTGTTAAGGATTCAGATGGTACATCTACTTCAGTAGAAATATCTACTGATAAGATTAGGGTTAATAATTTAGAAGTTATAGGCACAACTACAGGAGTATCTGCTTCTGATGATACTAAATTGCCTTTATCGGGTGGAACTATGTCGGGTAGTGTAGATTTTGGTGCTAATGATATTACTAATGTTGATTCTTTAGATACTGATAAGTTTTCTATTAATGGTGGAACAGAAATGACAGGCATCCTTGATGAAGATGATATGTCGCACGATAGTGCAACAGCTTTAGCAACTCAGCAATCAATTAAGGCTTATGTAGATAATACAATTAGAGATATAAAATCAAGTGGATTTAATTATAGTTATACAGCAGGAACAAAAGTTTATATTCCTCTTGGCTCAACTACAGGAGAGAGTTCAAGTACATCAGGTGGTAATGAATGGCGACATTTTGTAGTACCTTTTGATGGGTATTTAGACCAAGTAGTTGTAAGAAGTGAAGAAGCTTGTGGTTCAACTATTGTAGGATTGCATAAATCCTCTACAGGGACAGAGTTGCCTAATACAACTGCAAGTACGACCGTCACGGTAGATATGACAACAGATGATACTGCCTATAAATTTGATTTTACTTCAAGTAACACTTTTAGTGCAGGTGATATAATAGCTATTAGTTTTGACCCAACTAATGATGCAAATGATACAAATGCAACAACAATCTTAGTTTACGATGGAAGTCAAGGTGTATGAGTTTAACAGATAAAACTATATCAACAACATATAAAGATATTTTAAATATTGATAATTCTAATGCTGGATTTGATACTAATATAGACCAAATTAAATCAGGTAATGGAGCAGGTTCTGCTCTTTATTTATCAAAGAATAATTTAAAAGTTCAACCAACAACTGATTCTACTACTAATTCAGTAATTTACGACAAAGATGGAAATATATTATTTCAGGTAGATTCTACTAATGATTATGTTAAAGCATTAGGAAATCAAGTTAATACGCAATATGCTTATTTCGGGATTAATAATGTAGATTCATCAGCTTATGCAGCTGATAGGCATTATGCTGTTAGCTTTCTTTCAAATGGGAGTATGGCTAATTCGGATGTTGATTTCGGAACAGGAACTGACCCAGATGATAGTTTTACAACGGCAGATACTGATACTCAGTATGCTTCACAGATAGTTCCAATGATGTGGAGAGTTCCAGATAATATAACAATTGATTCT